GGTGATATTTCATTATTATAAAACGTGCACACTTGTTCAAACGGCGACTTAGATATATCTACCACATGGAATGCACTATTATCCAATCCCTTTCCACGTGATACGTCAGCTACTAACGCATATAAGTGATCAAGTTGAGGCATTTGATATACTTTAAGTCCCATCTCAGTCACTGAAATAGGAACTTTAATCTGATCCTGAATTCTCGCAAGCACGTTGCCGGAAATCAGAGTTCCTGACGATCCAAGAAACTGTACCTCCTGCTCTTGTTTGAATTTTTCCATGTTTCCACCTAAATCGCGTAGAGTCTTCTCTTTCCATGTATCATCACGACCTTCAACTTTCCACCAGGGAACTTCGATAAGAGGAAAGTCTCCCTTACCCTCTTTAGCCTGCTTGTAATAGTCGTAAAAGTGGTTCATACCATTTGGAGTAGATGTCATCACAATCTTGGATGTTTTAGACGCTGATACGGTAGGAAGAACGGATCCGCTAAAACTATCCCAGTCTTCAATATGCGCTGCTTCGTCAATATATAGTAGATATATCGATTTACCACGAAGTGCGCCACTTCCTGTAGCAGAAGCAAATATTTTTGATCCATTTTCAAACGTTACAGATTTTTTGTTCCACTCTTTCACTCCACCCTTTAGCCAATCGGGAAGATATTCGTAAGCAATCTGAATTCGATCAAGAATTTCAGTTGCTGTGTCTTGTTTGTCAGCAACTAGTGCAATATTTTTGCGTTTGTTGAACAGAGCTATCCACAAGATCAATACCGTAGCAACACTTGTGTTGTGAGTCGGAATATAATTGTTTGTTAACAAAAATAGATGATCGTCAGCATCTACTTGAATGCACTGAGTTGGAACATTATTGATTTTTTCGATATTGATAATTGAACGATTGTTAGTATATTTTTCATTTGGACGAGATATCTTCAACCTCGAGTATTTGCGTTGTAGACGAAAGATCTGCATCCCACAAGGAGGAGTAAATGTTAACCTTGTAGACGGAGCAGGAACTTTAAAATTATCATTTTCAAATTGGCTGCGAAATACCTTGATTCCAAGTGAACACAAAAGCTGATTAATATCATCAATTAACTTCGGTACTTTATTTGTCAATTGTATTTCACAAAGGCCATTGACCCTAATGTGGCCATCAGTATCCATTAAACCTTGTAGTAGGTCAAGCCTCTGTTCTATACTACCGTACAGATAATTGTCTGGTATGTGTTTGTTGGAGATAACATTATATTGCTTTAGATCGGTAACAATCCCCGCAATTGTTCCAGTGAACAAGTTAATGTTTTGTTTTTCATACGAATCTTGTTTCGTAAATACAACTCCTTGATCAATATAGTGTTGCTTATCGTTAATATGGCAACAATATCCTCCACTATTTGTTGCTCCATCTCCTAGCCAAATTCCTAGAATGTACGGATCAATTAATTGATCTCGAGGCTTATATTGAACAGGTTTAGTATTCTCTACTAGATATCTGTACTCATAATATCCTCTCGAATTCAACTTGCGAAAATCCTTAAAGAGTCTTTCTGTAGTCTTAGTCTCAACTTTTCTATGATTGATTCTATTAGTGACAGTCCATAGATGTTCTTCGCATACTTCGACAGAGGTCTTGTCGTCAAATGTAATACGATATGATCCTTTATTAAATATATCAGATTTGAAAGTTACCTTTGTTGATTGACCTTGTGATCCAACTATTATATCACCAACTATCAAATCACCTATAGTTTTAAATCCTCCAGATGCTAGAGGAACTAATTCTTTTACATTTACCGCCTTGCCCACTTGGCGTGCAGTTGCCATAAGCAGTCGATTAGTCTTGATGAATCCGTTAATAGCTTCCTTTTGATAGGGGTATAACTTCATTGGAATTACACCATCGTCTGCATCTTGATGGACAATTTTAAAATACGTTTCTGCAAAGTATATTGGATCACTAACACACTTTGCGATCTCCAATGCTTGTTCAGCAGTGAATTCTTTCTTAGTGCCAGCTTTTGGAAGGTGTTCGTTACCTTTATAGAACGGACTACTAGTCGGTGTATACACCATTCTTACTCTTGATCATGTCAATTAACTCTGTTGTCGTTAGAGTCAGATTGTTGTTAACAACTGTAGGGGATCCACTAGAAGGAGTGTCCTGTTTTGTTGCAATCAACAGGTCCTGTTTTGCCTTTGCAGCATTGATAATATCTCTGTTAGTTTCATTATTAGTGCGAATCATTTCTGATAATGCTTTAAACACATTATGATTCTGTGATGCCTTGGCCAGCATGCCTAAATTTTCTATCAATTGTTGTGAATTGTCTGCAGATAATGTTAGGTTTGAGATCACTTCATCATATGTTGTCTCAATTTCATCAATTTTTGTTTGATCGATAATCGTTAACTTATTGTCAGACGAATCTTTGGAAATTAATTCCTGATCACCCATCAGCTTTCTCCACTTGTAAAATGAAATCGTAGTCGTCTGCAGGTTCAATCAAGTGGTAATCGATTGTCTGCGCTATGTCAGTTGTTGGTTGTCCATTAGCTGTTAAACCTGGTTGGACTGTGATTGACTCATCCCATGCAGTTGAATCCATTGTTCCATGAAGATTTGTTCTAACAAACTTGATCACCTTTCTTGGCTTGGTAGGACCATGTAGCCAAGCTTTCATCACGAAGTTAAATTCCCACGTCAGCACTCTGCGGGAAGTAAAGTCTCCATCATATGCGTCAATATGAGACTGTCCTGTTTTGATAATTGGAATGTCATACAGCCTTAAATGGTTGTCGAGTAGTTGTGCTGTCACAGTCCAATCTGGATTAAAATATGGCATGATTTGCTCAATAATTTTAAGAGCATCTATAGTTGACTTAGTCATAATATTCAATTGGAAATTAAAATTGTATGGCACTGGCTCGAAAATCACTTGGCCATCGTCTGTGATCACTTTCTGAGTCCGCTGAACTTTACGAACAGAATCGTCTTCCACTCCCGTTAATTCAAATGACATTCTAGGAAGCTGTATTGCCTGAACCTGATTCTCAGGTTTCTGTGTAACCATCGCCCAGAACTTTTCTCTTGGACCATATGATATAGGAACTTTGAAATATTGAACGTCGGAAATCCCATCAGATCTCTTGATTCTGATGTCATTAAACACGCTACCGAATATTGATACGTATTTGCGAATTAACTCGTGGTAGAATGGATCGCCAAACATAGATGTTCCTGTTAATGTTCAATCACACCAAATGGATCTGACTCACCAAAGTCTAACACAGAATCTGATATTACCTCAATTGAACTATTGTCTGCTGAGTTATCGTAAGATTCTAGGTTATATCCATCAGCTGATGCATTCTGGTATGCTTTATACTTATCATCAATTTCAGCGATGTTTGTTCTAAATTGCTCATTATTAAATTCAAGTAGTTCACACACTATTTCATAAGACATTAACTTACCTAATGTATAAAACTGAGCTGAACTATTTACATACTTGATTTGATATATTACCCCTAGCATAGGAATAAATAAACAATCTCCTTCTTCAGGACGACTCTTGTTTGTGTATGGTTGTATAAATTGTTGAAATGATCTTATAGACATTACTAATGTCATCTGATCGCGTATTTCTAAACCGAATTTTGCAAGAAGTTGCCCGTCCCCCTCAAAGCTATCAGCGTTCTTCACATATACTTCTACATCTAATGCAGTTGTATATTCTGATATACCAATCTCATTAAGTGTGTGGTCTATCGCTAATTCTGTACGAGGTAGATACTTGATATCATGTGCGAAATTTCTGATAGACTCTACTGTCAAGTCTTCAAATAAATTTTGCTCATTATTCTGGTTATACCACTGTAAAAACTGGTTGCTTGCCATTCAGCACCTCACATTATGAGGTCGCGTGGAGGGATTGAATAGTTGCTTAACATTTCATCTTCAAGCTGCTGTATTTCATCTTTTGCATCATCTTGAATTTTACTACCGTTAAGTGTTACTCCATTAGGCAAAGTTGCTCCTTCAAATTTAGATAGAACACTTCCCCACACATACTTTGTCTTAGCTGTAGCGTATTTGATTAGCCACCTATCGTTCCAAATGTCTGTAACAGTATCTGGATCTAGTGCCATATGGCCACTAATGATTATCTTATCGCCCACAGCCATAGTATCCCAACTGATATCAATATTCAATTTATTCAGATGTCTATTGAATCGAATTGCGTTTTTAGCCACAAGCAGTTGATTGATTAGCTCATACTGAGTCTGATTCAGGTAATATGTAACCATTGATCCGCCCATAGTAGTATTGAACGTCATGTCAATTGCAAATTCGCTTTCCGTTCCAAACATTCCACGAAACATTCCACTGTATGTTGATTGATTCTTGGTGTATACCTCTGATATTCCAAATAATGCTTGTGGGACAGCAACATAGCGATTTGTTATATCTTGTGCAGATATTGTCACTACATGATATACTTGCTCACTACCATCATAGTGATAGTCTGTAAAATACTTTAGAGATTCTTCAATACAATCTTCTATCTGATCATCAGATAGGTTCACGGAGATAACAGGTGCCCCTAGTCTTCTCAGAATCAACTTTTTAAATTCTTCTCTCGAATTAGGGGCATGTTTTGACATTATTCAACAAACAACTTTTCTGCAGTTTTAGGGCCAATCACACCATCTGGTACAAGGCCATTGATTTTTTGGAACATTTTAACTGCTGTGGTAGTCTGCGCGCCCTTGACTCCATCAGCATCAACTCTGAACCCAGCTGTAATTAATGCTTTCTGAATATTGATTACTTTATGTTTAGTTGTAATTGTTCCTGGAGCAGCATCAACATCGACGCGCTTCAGCTTAAGAATTTTCTTAGCTTTGTTTAGATACTTAATACGATCTTCGAGGCCGTTGTATCCACCATTGATCTTTTTGGTAATTGCGCGGACATTGTCTTGATCTGCAAGTTCATTTAGATCTCTACTTTCCCAGTACCAAATTGCACACAGAAACGCCCATGGAAATTTGGCAACTTGTTCGCGTTCAGATTTATTAAAAAACTCAGGTGGATTATACCCCTCCTTAACACACCACTCATAGAAGTCAATGTAGTTCTCTTCCCAAGTGGTTTGAATTAATCCGCGACCATACCAAGGAGCATAACGTTTACTTGGACCACCATATTCAACGGTAGTTTTGAAGCTATCGCTTTCGTGAGCTAATTGTGCTAAAAAATGTGCTTGTCTGAGCGGTGTATTAATACTTGACCCGTCAGCATACTTGTTGAAAGCCGTCACAGCATTCTGGAGGATGCTGTCCTTTCC